TATTTCAGAAGCTTTACCAGCAGAATATCCATACATGGTAGCTGGTGGAAACCAAACTATAAAACAGGCTGACTTTGATAATCGTGTTGATATTATACCAGTCAGTGATCCAAATATATTTTCAATGGCACAACGTGTTACGTTGGCTCAAACACAATTACAACTCGCACAATCAAATCCACAAATACATAATTTGTATGAGGCTTATAGAAGAATGTATCTAGCAATGGGCGTGCAACAAGTTGAACAGTTACTTCCTCCCCCACCACAACCACAGCCGATGGATCCGGGAATGGAAAACTCGGCTGTATTATTACAAAAACCTTTACAAGCGTTTCAAGAACAAAATCATGAAGCACACATTGAAACACATCGTGCCTTTATGTCGTCATATTTGGTTAAAAATACACCAAACATCATGGCATTATTACAGTCACACATCTCTCAACACATAAGTTTCAAAGCAAGAATAGAAGTTACTGCTAAAAATGAACCAATTATGAAAGAACAAGCTATGCAATTTGGTGGACAACTACCACCAGAGCTCATGCAACAGTTTCAAATACAAAATGAAAGCGAAATTGCACAAAGAATACGTGAATTAACAGATGAAATGGTAGCAGAAGAGCAAGAATACTTAGAGGGAATGACAAAAGATCCGCTTGTTACACTAAAAGAACAAGAATTAGGGTTACGTGCAGAGGAATTAGAGCTTCGTGCACAAAAAGATGGTGAAAAACAGGCACTTGAAGAACAAAAAGCTGCAGTTTCTGCACTACAAAACCAAGAAAAGATAGATAATGCCGACAAACATGCAACTATTCGTGAAGGAATATCACTTGCAAAGTTAGGTGAAAGATCTTAACTATGTATTATGCAAGATCCGACAGAAAAATTGCAAGATTATTATAATGGTCTCATGACTATTGTGGAAAAATCTACAAAATCAGAAGAAGATAACATACTTTTGGCAGGAGCTATGATGGCAGTGGCTAAAATACTGTATTATAAAAATTTACCAGAGAATCAAGCGGATGATATTCTAGAACATAACTCAAGAGACTTGATAAATCTCATAAAACCGACTATACATTAATTATTATGGTTAAAGCTACTTCAAAAGAAATACTTGACTCAGCAAATAGAATTAAAAAACAAGAAGTTGAAGACAAGAAAGCAGGTTTATTAGAACTTAAAATAGAACAAAGAATTAAAGAGGGAAAACCAAAACCTGACAAAAAGAAAACAAAAAATCCTGGCAAAGGTGGTAAAGGAAACATAGTAAATTTAAAAGATGGTGGTTTTCCTGATCTATCAGGAGATGGTAAAACAACAATGAAAGATATTCTTATTGGTAGAGGTGTCATTAAAAAGAAAAGAGGGGGTATGGCAAGAGGTTCAAGAGAAGGATCTATTATAAATACAAGAACTTCTTTTAAAAAAGGTGGCGCTGTCAAAGGTAAGAAGGCAGGTAGACTAGCTAAACGTGGATATGGAAAGGCAAGAAAATGAACTTTAAAAAAACTAAGGTTACTATTGTACCCCAAAAAAATCCTTTTCCAAACTTACAGGTATCATCAGATGCTGCTGTAGTTTACTCTCCTTTTGTTCAAAAACAGAACAAAGGTGGGGGACCAAAAGGACAAACTAGTAATGCTCAAATTAAAAAAGTAGCATTCAAGGGTGTAAAGTAGTATACTTCGATATTTTAAAAAGGAGGTTTCTATGAAACTTTTACAAGATCTTTGGGCTCACTTAAAAGAGTGGTCCGATTGGAGTATGAAAGATTGGATTAAAGCTGCTATTGTAGCGATAATCGTAATAATAATTATAGGAGCAATCTAATTTCATGGTGTGGCAGTTATTAGCGAAACCCTTATTAGGTGTGGCCACAGACGCCGTGAAGGGTTTCGTAGAAACACGAAAACTTAAAGGCGAAGTTAAGATCGCACAAATTCAAGCAGAAAAAAAGAAAAATGAAGACATTGCTGCCGGCAAAATTGCATGGGAAGCATCGGCAGTAGATCAAATGAAAGGTTCGTGGAAAGACGAAATAATTTTAATTTGCCTATTGGCACCAGCCGTGGCGGTCTTTATCCCTGGATGGACTCCACATATCCAAGCTGGATTTCAAGCCTTGCATTCTCTCCCAGATTATTATAAACATCTCTTATACTTGGCGTGTTCAGTAAGTTTTGGCGTACGTGCGGGACCTGCTGCCATGTCATTTTTTAAGAAAAAATGAACCTAGATAGATTATTAGAATCAGTTAAAAAACACGAAGGCTACAGAAACAAAGTTTACCTAGATACGTTGGGTAAGAGAACCGTGGGCGTAGGTCATTTGTGTGTTGAAGATTTTTGGGAGGATGACAAAGAGTACGAAGAAGAATTTCTAATGGATATACTTAAAAAAGATTTGCAAGAAGCTATTCGTGGTGCAAGAGAATTGATGGAAGAACGTGACTGTTTAAATATAGATGAGAAAGCAGAAGAGCTACTTATAGAAATGGTATTTCAATTAGGAAGAACTGGTGTTTCAAAATTTAATAATATGTGGAAAGCATTAGCAGAACAGAATTATATTGGGGCAAGTTTTGAGATGCTTGATTCCCGTTGGGCTAAACAGACACCAAATAGAGCCAAAGCCATGGCAGAACAAATGAAGGCATGCGGTTAGAAAATTTTTATACAGCTTACAAAAAAGATTTAGAAGGTAGATGCAAACAAGTGGAAGAGTCTATCATTAACGGATTAGCTAAAGATTGGGCAGATTATAAGTATCTCACCGGTAAATTAGCAGCTTTGAGGCAAGAGGTTCAGGAACTTGCTGATTTAATAAAACGCATGGAGTTAAGTGATGAGTAAACTAATTTTACCAAAACATGTTTGGGACGGAAAAGCTGTCGAAAAACAAAAGAAAGAAATAGAAAAAGTACCTACACCTGTTGGTTGGAGAATAGTTTTGTTTCCTTTAAAGCTAGATAGTAAAACTAAAAGTGGATTATATTTAACAGATGACACTGTTGAACAGTCCCAAGTTTCTACAAATATATGTAAAGTCTTGAAAGTTGGTCCCGAAGCTTATAAAGATAAACAAAAGTTTCCTAGTGGTCCTTGGTGCAAAGAGGGTGACTGGGTTCTCATCACCAGATATGCTGGATCTCGTATTCGCATTGAAGATGGTGAATTAAGAATCATCAATGATGATGAGATAATTGCAACGGTAAACGATCCTAGGGATATTTTACCAGCTAACATACTTTAGAAATGGAGAAACAAATGCAACCAATGACGAGATCTGAACAAGATAAAATGGTTCCGATTGATACGTCTGGTGCTTCTGTCGAAATAGAGCTCGAAAACTCAAAAGACAAAGAAGTAGCAGTCGAAGAAGAAAATACCGTTGTGGAAGAGCAGCCAGTAGAAGAACCATCACAAGAAGAACCACAAAAACAGGAGCCTCCTGAACTTGAAGAAGGACAGGAATCAAAAGAGGCTTCACGTGAAATGGAAGATTCTGAAGAAGAAGATGAAGGTCCTTCACAACAAACTCTAAACACTTACAAAAAAAGACAGAGAAGAAAAATAAGTAAGATGCTTAGTCGATTAAAAGAAATGCAATCTTACGCAGATGAAGTTCAAAAAGAAAATACAAACTTAAAAGAGCAAATCTCAAAAATAGGAAAAGGATATGTTTCTGAATTTGAGGGCAGAGTTACATCTTCGGTTGAAGCTGCTAAATCAAAACTTAAAAAAGCTATAGAAGATAATGACACTGTAGCACAAGTTGAAGCTCAAGAAGAATTGGCTCAAGCTAAAGCAGATAACGTTAGATTATCTAATTTAAGGGCTAATCAAAAACGTGAAGAAGAACAATATAAAGCAAATCAAAACAATAGTGTTCAACAAGCACCAGTGGATTATCCAGTCAGAGATTTCAAAGCCGAAGCGTGGGCTGCTAAAAATCCTTGGTTCAACGATCCTAATCAGTACGACAAAGAAATGTCAGATACTGCTATAGAGATGCACGAAGAACTTGTTGCAGAAGGGGTTGACCCAACGAGCGATGAATACTATAATGAAATAGATTCTCACATGCGAGAGTCTTTTCCAGATTATTTTGGAGAGACCAAAAAACGTGTGGCGAAGAGCACTATGAAACAGCCAGCTCAGACTGTTGCATCAGTTGCTAGAAAATCAAAATCTGGGCGTCGTACTGTGAAACTTACACCGTCGCAAGTAACGATAGCTAAAAAATTAGGTGTGCCATTAGAAGAATACGCAAAATATGTGAAGGAAGGAGCGTAGCATGGTAGAAAAAGCAGGTAGAACTTCACGAAGGATGGAGACCAGAGAAAAGACCGCTCGACCAAGGGGATGGACTCCTCCATCTAACTTAGATGCACCAGAACCACCCGAAGGATTTCATCATCGTTGGGTGAGGGCAGAATACCGTGGTCAACAAGACGAGAAAAACGTCATGGGTAGACTACGTAGTGGATATGAATTTGTTATGGCTAGCGAATATCCAGACAGGGTAGATTTGCCTCACGTCACAGACGGAAGATACAAAGGTGTTATTGGAGTTGGAGGTTTACTATTGATGAGATGTCCTATCGAAGTAAAGGAAGATAGAGATGCGTACTTTAGATCAAAGACTGCAGATCAGGTAAAGTCAGTAGAAAACGATTTACACAAGGACGAGCATCCAGCTATGCCAATCCATCAGGAAAGGCAGAGCAGAGTAACTTTCGGAGGTGGCAAAAAATCTTAGTGGTTAAGATTTTAGTTCCTCCAGCAATGTAAGGAGACTAATATGGCTAATATAGATCAAGCTTTTGGTCTACGACCAATTGCGAAGTTAGGTTCTGTTCCAGGAGGAACTACAGGGACTACTAAA